GTAGAATTAGCTTTTCAAGGTGATACTTCTGGAAAAAATATAACAAGCCCTGATAATTTTTATGAGTATTTATTTAATAAAGGCACAGGCACTCTTTTAGGTAACATAGGATCAGGGTATACCAGATTCTTAGACCCTGTAAATAGAATAATGGGGTACATGACAGATACAGATCCGGGAATAGACAGAAGATTAGCTGATGGTTTTGGTGGAGCTTTGTCTTTAAATGGTCTAAAATATACAGATAATATATTTGAGGGACTTAGACGTTTTGTAACAGGAGATGAGGATTATTTACTAGGAGAAAAAGCTCAGGTGGCTTACAGAGAGGGAGACATCTATGACCCTAGTCCTATACAAACAATGATGGGTATAAGAGTTCAACAGCCTAGAACTGCTGTGGATATTGTGTTTGGAATGGCAGGTAAATCTAAGTGGAGAAGTAGTATGTATACTGGTATACCTGAACATGATAATTATGTAAATAGAGTTATAACACCTTTGATGGAGAGAAGAGCAGAATTGTTACTTAAGAAAAAAGGTTTTCGTGATGCGCCCTTAAAAGATAAACAAGAAATGTTACAGAAATTAATACTTGACACAAGAACTGCTGTTAGGGATAACTTGACAAGGCTACCAAAGTCTTTAGATGACCCTTTAAATTATGAAAAGGTAAAGATAGATAGAGGACATAGTGCTAAAGATATTAAAGACGCTAGAATGCACATAGGTATAAAAAACAATTTAAGAGATATGACACAGAAAGAAATAAGAATGATGGGTCGCTATTTAAAACTTGATCCTGAGTATGTCCCTTACGGATCTCCTGCGCCCATAAAAAAATAGGGGAGTCTAAGCTCCCCCTAAGTTTAATACCATTTGGTATAGAGTTTATGTGGATCTAAACTAGACC